GGATATCATGCCAGCTGTAATTTTCGCTACCTGTGTGCCTACCACCTGACTTTCTGGGTTGTATGGTTTCACGTTCGGTTTATGCACGTGTTCCACGGGTGTTGCTTTGTTCGTTTCACTTTTCGCCTTTTTTGCTTCGGCGTTGGTCAAAGGTTTAGTTTTTTCTTTCATTGACTTGAACGTGTCACGAAGTTTTGCCATGTCGGTATCTTTCAAGCCGATCAGTAACACGCCAGCCTGTTTCGCTACCTCGTTTGGGTCAAGGTTCGCTTCCTTGCAAGCTGTCTTGAATCGTTCAATGTTTTCTGGGCTCACGACACCGGCGGGTTTCGCAGGTGCGGCAGGTTCTTCCCATTCGGACTTCGACCACAACGATAGGCAGATGCCGAAGCGCATGGATGCGTTACGCAAAAAGTCTCCGACAAGTTCTTTATCTAGATCAGGTTTGTCTGCCCGTACCGAACCGACACCCAACATAGATTTGCCCAAGATCGTGAGGTTGCCCCACATCGTTGCCATGCCGTTAGTTTCGGTGATAGCCGGTCTGCCGTTCACCCAACCGCAAGGTTCCCACGACCAGTTCGGATCAATGTCAATGAGGATGCGTGTGATTTCTGCGTGACCTACGAAGTCCAATGTGATGCCACCTCGCGGTAGTTTCCCGACGATGGATGGGTCTGGTACCCCGTACTGTTTGATGATGTCTTCAAGTTTCATTACTTTGCTCCTTTCAAAGCCACACGGAACGTGCGGATGGTTGATTGTTTCTTATATTTTTCTACTAACGCAGGATGATCCTGCTCTAACCTTTTTTGATCTAACGATGTGCGTGTCGAAGTTTTCCAAGTCGCAGCCAACGTGCCGTTAATTTCTGCGAACTCCGACTCGCCCATCAGCTCACAGATATCTGCCTTGATTTGATCTTCGGCAGTCTCTAGTTCTTTAATAGATTTTTTGATTGTTTCCAACGAATACAAACTGTCCAACAACTCTGAAGGCAACTGCACAGTCGTACCAGTACCCTCAGGGAACCTCGCTGAGATGTGCCGGTACTCGTACTCGGCACCGTCAGGCATCATCCCCAAATCAATAGCCGCCAAAAACTTTCGGCAAGCATCAATGTGCGCCTGCTTCTCATCAGACGAAACCTTCTGCACATAATGATGCAACTCAAGATCGGAGTCGAAAATCGCCCAATCGATACTGAACACGTTGGCGCACAAAGCCTGCTGTACACCCTGCCAGTACCAGTAGCCAGGCAGTTTCCCATCCCAACGTTTCTTCGTTGTTTTAACCTCGACGACTTGCCGTTCGTCAGGTTCACCCATGCTCATCGCATCGAGCGTCGCCATTAAACGTACACCGTCTTCTTCGTAGCAGTACATCACGTCAGGTGTGTACAAAACTTTGGACATACGATCAGCAGCCCATTGAATCAGCATCGGCTCTAGACGGTTGCCTCGTTCCATCGCCGAGTTCGGTGCCTCAGGTTGCGGTGGTGCCGAAGCCAACAGTTCAATAGCGAGATCGGCTGCCGTTTTGAACGGGTGTTCACCGTGAACCACGGCTGCTACCGACGCTGTGATGCGCGACTCGCCGGCATCGTTTTTCCATCGGGCTTTCAACCAGTCGGCTGTGCCGTGTTCAGGTTTGATTGTGGTGTACCAATTTTTCATAACTCCCCTTTGTGTTTGGTTTACTTAAAGCATACGGGTGGCGTGTTGCAAAGTCAAATCAATTTTTGCTTGATCCAAAACTTTCACGTTCTGCACCATAGACACAGGGATATGTGTCACCATCCCTATAGTTTTAAGGTTCGGTACCTCGTCAGGCATATATGAACCGGTAATCGAAATGTACCCTGGCAGACAGTCAGGCCACAAGAAACCTACCGACACAACATGGCAGGCTTCAGGTTTATAGGTTTCTATTTCGATCCATCCGTTATCGGAATCGTATGCGTCTATCCAATGAACTGACACAAGCGACCACGGGCAGGACATTACTGTTCTTTCGGTAGATATTCGTAACTGGCGTGACTCATTGACATGATGCGACCTTCACGGGTTATCGCCACCCAAGTCGGGGCATCAGGGTCACATAAACATGATGACACTTTCGTTTCATCATGCACGATGATCGCGTCACAATGCTGGCAACAAAGTCTCATAACCAGCACACATACTCTGAAGTGACACGACCTTTGATCGGGTCAACGAAATGTAAACGTTGCGAAGGTTTACCGACAGCCGCAATAAACGTTCGAGCATACTCGTTATGCGACTCGGGTGAACCTGTCACGAACACACGGCCACCGTTCGCCATAGTGAGCGCAGTAGGTGTATGGAAATGCCCCATATAACAGTCATGGAACGATTCTACGACACCCGTGGACCATGCCGAAACCTTGCGCAAAATAGAACCAAACGCCCCTATCTCGTCGCCGTGAACCAACAAAACCTTATAGTTACCGATAGCAAAAATTTGGTACCAGTCATCAGACATCTGCCATTTGACGTGCTTGATGTCGGCACAGTTGTTCGCCGCAATCTGATAGGCGATCCGGTCAATGTTGTCACCGGCAGGCATATCGCCTTTGTGTCCAAGCCGACCATGATTACCGAACTCGCACACCACTTTGACTGACTCAAAGTTGCTGGCAAGGGTACGGATAGATGACTCGATGATGCGTACGACAGCGAACATTTGTTCGTACAGGTGCGCACCGATCTCGAACTGTTGGCCTGGGAATATGCCTACGCCTTCCACCATGTCGCCACCCAACATGACAACACATTCTTTGACGGGGTGGTGGGCGCGTTGTATTTCGGTGAGTTGTATCACTTTGCGGATCATGTCCTCGATGCGGGCAGTCAACACAGGGATGTCATACGAGACTGTTTGTTTGCCTGCCTGCCAGTCGGTGAGATGTACGAGGGCTACTTCGGCTTTCGTTTTGCGTTTATCTTTCACCGGTGCGATAACAGCGGGTCTAGGTGTAGCGAGCAGAGATGTTCGTGCCGCTTCGAACACGGCTTCCACATAGTCTGCTGTCTTCAGTTTCGCTTTCGCTTCAGCTAACTGTGCTTTGCGTAAAGCGTTACGCAGGTCTATGATCTGCTGTTCGTAGTTCGCGCCGTCAGATATTTTCATTGATGCTCTTTCGCAAACCGGTGATAGTGCTGAGACCAACCACATCGAGGCCGCGTCTAGCCAACGCAGCATGGATAGCCCGCGAACTAATCGACGGGTCTTTCATCGCTTTCATAAAGTCTTTGAAATCTTCTTCACCTAAAGCTTTACGCAACCTGTACAGACTGCTTTTTTCTTCGTGTGCCGACTTCAACTCGTCATAGAACGCACCCATTATTTTGCCGCCATATTCAAACAGGTGAGATAGCCGAGCGCATCCACCAAACTGTCGTGATGAATGGTGTCGTTCTCCAAATTGGTACGCAACCGCGCCAGTTTGACTGACACCATAAACAGGATCGCCTCAGACACAGACAAATCAATACCGGTAATCGAATAAAAAATGTCCGACACCTTCTGATAATCGTCAGCTGGATGACCGTAATCTTTTTGTCTCGGCCCGTTCACAAGCCGGTGCGCTTCTAAAAGGATTTCACTTCCTGGTGTTTGCTTTGGTTTGTTTGCCATGTTTAGCCCCTTCGATAAGTTTATCTAACTTCGCTATCAAATTCCAAAGATCATCCTGTTCACTAACCCCAGGGTAAACCTTACTCAGATACTTCCGTATCTGCTTCAACTCTATTCTTGTCAGTTCGTCGCCCATTGTCAAGCCCTTCGGTTGCGTGTGAGATTAGATGATCCGTCAACCTAGTGTCAACCTTATCTACCTTTGTTTCAACACGCCCTATTCCTTTGTGCATGATGCGTAGCGTGGACATCACGTTGTCGTGGTCTTTCTGGTTTTCTTTACGGAACTGTGAAATGAGGGTAACGATAACGCCGCCGACTGCTGTGACTACAGCCGAAAGTATTAACGCCCAGCCACCATCCACGTCATACGGCCTTGTGCGAATCAACCCACGCCTGCACAGCAGGAGTAGGGTTATCCCCCGTAACCAGTCTCAAATGCCACGGTTCGCTTGGCACAACTTCCCAACTGAAACCGAAATCTTTGACGTTCGCTATCAACCAGTTCAAACGTTTCGGTTCACCAGCAGAATGAACATCAACAGCCAAACCGAGGTTATGGTTTGATTTGCCTGGGGTGGCGAGCATCGCCATACCTTTTCGTAGATACCAAGTTTTGCCTTCAAACGTTTTAGTTGACGCACCAGGAATCGGATCAAGCCGATACCGTTGCAAAAACGATGCCTTCTGTGACTCGTAAGAACGGTACAGGTCGCCTGCGCTAGTCGGTTTAAGAACAAGGCCATCCAATGTTGCTTTCGTAACCATAGCGTTCCAAGCGTCAGCAGCCCGCCAATGCAGTTTGCCGCCACCTTTAATCGGGCGCAACAAGTTCTCAGGTAGTTTCCCTGGTTCGACACCTTTCAGGTCGGCTGGCATAACGATAGGAACAACATAATCCCATGCGACTTTAGGCATCAGCAATCCCACTTTCGTAACGCCAACGCTTTACGAGTCGGGCGACCCTTACTGTCTTTCATCGGACCTGGCATACCACCCATTCTTGCACAGAACGATTTGCGTCGAGCCGCAGCTTTCGGTGATCGTTTCGCTTGAGCAGCAGACACAGGCGGTTTAAGGGTGCCACCAGTTTCACGCTTGTATGATGCGCGACCTTTAGCGTTCAACCCACCGGAAGGATT